GAAACTGCGTTTGGCGGGGGGCGGGGAAGGACCCACGGGTTTGATGATAGTGATGTCGTGATGGAGGTTGGGCGCGACAGATAGTGAGGGAGAGGGGGGCGCGCGTGGTAGTCATGCGGGAACCTCATAACCTACAATTTGAGTTGGGTCGAGAATGACAGGGTGGGCGACGCATTTCCATGTCTTATCCACCCTGCGCAACTTGTTGACCTTTACCTCGATGCGGCCCTTGTTTCGGCCTTGGTTGATTTCCCTGGGCGCTTGCACAGGGCGCCATTGACCATCGATCCATGCTCTCATCTTTCCCCTCCTTGATTTTGCGGGCCAGCCATGCCGGAACCAGAACGGCGCCGGGCAGGTAGTCCAGGTGGCTTTTGGGCAGCCAGGTGGCTTTGTTGGTGGTTCGCACCACCACCTGAATGCCATTGTCTGTCTCATCTATGATCCCAGCGATAGGGATCATGATGTCGGGGCTTGGTCTCATGCCCGGAATAAATCGCGGATCACGTTCAGAAACATGACCAAAAGAATGCCAAGAAAGATTGGCCCTGCCCATATCCAGTGTGTGTTAATGACATGGAATAAATAGTCCATCTCCGTTTACCTCCGTAACTTTGAGGTGGTATGTGATGATCCAGTCGGCCAGAATCATGTCAATCTCAGCCTGAAACTTCGGATCTGTGTCCCGAAACCCATCTGCCACCAATCTCCCTTTTACCGGGCGAAACCAATATATTTCGGAATATCTCTCTATCCACATCAGGGCCATGGGGAGGCAGGCATCCACCACATCTGTCAACCCTGCGGCCTCACTGTAGGCCAGTCCATCCAACACGGTTCGGTCACAGATAACCACCTCAGCCCTGCGCATGGCGGCCAGCTCTTCAGCCATTTGCGTGGTGAATATCCACAACTGGGCCTCTGCGCTGGTTTCCTTATTGACGGGGTATTCGCATCTCCTGGCGACTTCCTTTATTAAGGACACGCCCCCGCCAAACTCCTTTTGAGCCCAGGCCCACAGCTTGCGCGAGTAGGTGCTTTTGCCTGTGCCATGTGTCCCCATCAAGCCAATATGTGTCATGATCGCCTCCATTGTCGGGTCATTTCGATGCCTCATCGAACCACGATTTAACATCGTAATTCGTTTTCGCGGGGGCATCGTGTTTTGGAACAAGGGCATCAATCTGACGCTCAAGAGCATCCAGATTGGGAACAATCCAGTCGCGCATGGCCACAACGGCATGGCGCAACCGGATCAACTCAGATATAGTTCTATCCATGATTCGCCTCCGGGTATAACGTGTCTTCGGGGATATTGAGGATGTCGCTGAGGATGGTTCGGCCATCTTTGCATGGCCGCGTGCCGTGGGCCGCTGTGTATAACGTGGCGTATGGAATCTGATGAGACCTGGCGGTGTTCGTAATATCCACCCCATTAAGGCGGATTAAAGCGGATCGAGCTTTATTGGGGGGCCATCCGAGGTTGAGCAATGCCTCGAAAGTCAGAAGATTCCGGTCGAAAACGGTAGGTTGAATATTTGTTGACATATTATTTGACATTTATTACAATTCCTCTGTGCATCTCTGTTTTTCATAACCCCTTTGTTCTCCGGGGTTGGGTCCCGGCGGTAGGGGAGTTTGAGTAGGTTGACGGCTTTATATGTCACGTTAGTAATGCTTGTCAAGCAAAAAATACATACATGGCAAACATAACAAGAGAAAATTTTATTAGATTGGCACAACTGTTTGGAATAAGGATAAAAAAACGGTGGGTTACAGATTTAGCAAAAAGGTTACAAACAAGCCAACCGGAGTTATCCAGTTATATGTCCAGAAATAAAATCCCACCTGATCGACTCATTGAATTTGAACAAATAAGTTTTCCTTTGTCGAAATGGTATTTTGATCCAAAAAAGATTCATGAAAATAGCCAAACTGTTGATAATATCTCAGACAAATCCGGCCTATGGGGAAAAACAAGGGAGGTTAGCGCAAATGGGAAGGTGGTTAAGCTGACGCTGTATGAGGCTGAAAAACAACATGATGAGCCTCACGTTGCCATATCAACCGATTTGGCCCCGCTGGTTTACCGCCTTGAAAAAGCCCTGGTTGGACAGAAAGAAGACATCGCCATGTTGATCAAAGTTTTGGACAAGGCAGACGATGCGGAAATCATGCGGTCTGTGGCGCGGATCTTAACCAGCGGCGAGACCAGTACGGCCATGGCGCTCAAGATGAATGTGATGGAGTTTGGCGAAAAAATCGAAAAGGAAAAACAACTGAAGGGGACCATTTTTGGCATGGAGCAACAAATCATCGCCACAAATACAGAGGTGGCAAAACTGAAGGCTGAACTCAGCAAAGAAAAAAAAGGTCCTCCTGGCTTGCGCGAGCCTGTGGACCCTGCCCAGCACGAATAAAAACGGTAAATGCGAACGTGATTTACATCAAATTCGGGAGGTAGCGGCGTGGAGGCCTTTGCAGGCATGATGGGGTTGGTGTGGCTGGTGGGGATCGTGATGGTAATATTGATCCCCTTCTCTGTGTATTCGGCCCAAAAATGGGCGCATAAATGTTACACCGAACTCCAGAAGATTACAAAAAAGATCGATGACATATCGATGGAGATCCAAGACAGTCGCAGGTGAGTTGTGGCCATTCGAATGCTCAAAGACGGGCGATGGATCTGTTACTATCGTGAGCGGGATACAGATACCGGGAAAGCGACCGAGCGGCGGGAATATTTCGGCAGAGGGGTCGAGGGACAAAAACGGGCACAGGCTCGGCATGATGCGCTGCATTTGGCCAAACGGCGGCCAGCCCGGCGGCATGTGGGGCCGGTCTTTGCGGACCTGGCGAGGTCATACGTGCAGACCCAGCACCTGGCTATGAGCACCAGGGATGTGCTGCGCTACCAACTGGAGGCCCATATCATCCCCTATTTTGGGCACCGAGACGCTATCGGGCTGCGGTTTCATGATTTGGACCAGTATGTCCACAGCCGGCGAGCACAGGTGCAGGACAGCACGATTCGGCGCGAGCTGACCGCGATCCAGGCCATCCTCAACGCCGCAGTCTCTCGAAACCCGCCGCTCATTCCGGCCAATCCGGTCCGAGACTACAAAAAACCGAAAGCCTATGACGCCATTATCCCGCCCCCCTCCGTGGATGAGGTCGAGCGTATCCTGGTTCACAGTGCGGATCACCTGCGGCGCGCTATTGTCTTGTCGTATTACCTGGGCCTGCGGCCTGGGGCCGTGGAGCTGCTGTCGCTGACCTGGCCAGCCGTATCGTGGGAAAGCGAGGCCATCCTGGTCACATCGGCGCACAAAGGCGGCCCCACCAAGCGAGCGGTCCCCATCCACCCCCAACTGTTGCCCACCCTCACCGGTTGGTTTGCAACTGACGACGGCCATGGCCCCATCATCCACTATCGCGGCAAACCCATCCAATCGATCAAAACCGCCTGGCGCCATGCCCTGAAGCACGCTAAAATCACCCGCCGCCTCCGCCCCTACGATTTGCGCCACGCCTTTGCCACCGCAGCCCTGGAGCGAGACGCAGACATCAAAGCCCTTTCTGAGATCATGGGCTCCCGCCCGGAAACCCTCATGCGCACCTACCAGCACGTTTCCCACCGCCTCCGCATCGACACCGTGGCCAAAATCCCTGGTCTTACAATTTGCGACCAAAACCCCCAAAAAAAAGCCGCTCCGAAAAGCGGCTTAACTTATTGATTTTACGCTGGTAGGCACGAAGGGATTTGAACCCTTGACCCCTACCGTGTCAGGGTGGTTGATGGAGGGCAAGGGCTTAATAATGTTAGGTTAATTAGGGGGTAGCACTGGTCGTATATTGATGTAGGACCAGGGGCGTTATGTTCCGGTAATTAGGTTGGTGACCTTGTTGGCGGCGCCGCGTTTTTCGGCGCTGCGGCCGATGACCCAGATGCTGCAGACCCCTCCCCAGGCGGCCCAGAACTCGCCGGGGAGGGTGATGTGGGGGATGTCGGCGAGGGGTTTGCCTGTGCTCAGCGCGGTGGCCCAGGCCAGGAGAGGGAAAACCACGTTGACCAGGAAAATGAATGCCAGGCCGGCGTATACGATGGTGGGTCGGGCGCGTTTTGTGTAGGCGTCGCCTTGGTTCATCTCGCTGACAATGATCGATTTCTGGGCCTCTATAATCTGGGTTTCGCGCTGCTCGATCATTTGTTGCAGTGCCAGTTGCGCCTTGGCCTTCTCTGTTGGGTCGGCGTCGGGGGGCCAGATCCGGTCCACGATCCCTTTGGCAAAATCAAACACGCTGCCAATGCCTGTCAGGTCCATAACAGCCTCCTATTTAAAAAATCCATACAGTTTATCCAGAATCCAGAACCATGCCCCGCTGCGGTATTTATCCACCCGGCGATTGAGGGCGCGCAGCTCTTCAAAGAATGCGGGCATCTCCTCGTCAATCAGGGATTGATACGGCAGGGACTTGAGGGTCTCGATAGCCTCGGGCGTCTCCGGGTGGGTGCGCCATAGGCTATTGCGCGAGAACCGCATGTGCGAATAGATCCAGTAGCCGTCTGTAGCGGGTGATGTGACAATGGATTTGAGTCGGTCCAGATACCTGTGCGCGCTGAACTTTTCGGCCCAGACCCCGGAGATGTTGCGGGTAGATATCGTTTTCTTTTTCATTTTTCGGGTATTCTTGAGCACGCGGTCGTACGCGCCCCATTTTTCGTACGTATGTTCGTTGCACCATACCGACCCAATGCGCCAGATGTACGGATTGATATGGGGCATGTGATACAGGGGGATCTCGCCGAGGGCCTGGCGGATCATGTCCGCGTGCATGCTGCGCTGCTGGTCTACGGATAGGGTCTTGCAGCGTTGGCATTGACATGGATATTGCGTATAGTTTTCATGGTATTTCATTCCGGGCACATAGTCCTCATCGTCGATGCCTACGGCGTTAGCGGCCCAGGATTTGCATAGGTGCAACGGAACGCTCAGGAGTTTATCGATTCGCTCCGAACTGGTTGGGCAATAGTAATGTGGGATGCGGTTCGTCCCATCAAAAAACTGTTCATCGTCTTCCAGGGCATAGTTCGGCTGAACCAGTGCGACAGTGGGGACCACCGTTACGCCCTGATCATGGTACTTGCGGCATAGACGCTCGGTCTCTGATCGAGGAGTCCCATCATTCAGGTTGACTAACAGCGTGTCTATGCCTGCCTTTACGGCCTGGTCGATATATAACTCATCCGGCCAGATGATATACATTCCTTTATGAAACATTGCCGTTCTCCCGTCTGGCCAACTCTGCCGTTAATTGTTTAACCAGCTCCTGCTTGCGGTCTGCTTCGATGCAGAGCTGGTGGCGAAGGATGGCGTTCTCCAGCTCTGCGTCTTCCCGGCCAGTGTCCCGGCACAGCCACATGCCCAGCACGCCAATGGCCAGCCCGACAGCTACTCCAAGAGCGAATACAACCGGGTGCAAGTCAGCTACCATTTTGCCGGGTCTCTGATTAAATATTTATGAATCATGATTGACACCTCGTTCAGCCTCCCACTCTGCCACTTCTATCCGTTCCTGCTCTGCCCGGCGCATGATGTCCCGGCACGTTCGCAGGGCCAGGTAGCGTTTGATCCATCTCCCGATGGCGGGTGAATCAGGCTTTTGATGCTTTACGTGCTTGGCTCTCATCCCTTATAAAATATATGATGCCCTGCAATGTTGATGTCTGCCCGCTCCATGTCATCAGCCCATTTCGGATGCACCCCGAAGGCGTGATAGTGATTCGCTCCGCCAGTGATGTCCCGAACCCAATCGTGATAAACCCCAAAGGCTGCGAAGTTGCACTCTTTCCAATAGCTTTTATCCCAGTCGTGCTTCAGTGTTTGCGGCCTAAAATACTGGGGCAAAAAACAAGAGAACTGATATGGCTGCAACATGACGCCCCGGTAGGTGTCCGGCCAGCGCTTGTCCTTAACCCGGTTGCGGATAACGCAGGCAATGGCGAGTTTGCCCATGAACGGCTCACCCTCAGCCTCACCGCGTAGGCAGGCCACAAGCAGATCGAATTCATCAACTGATTGAAGGTCTAAATCAACTGCTCCCACCGCTGCCTCTTCTCCCAGGCGTAATTTGTCACCTGTTTGAGTACATTAAAATCTATTGGCTTGTTCAGCACGTCCGTGAATACGCTCCCGAGCAGAAAGCCCAGATCCCACGTTGAGACTAAGCCGCTGATTGCAATGAAAATACACATCGGGTCCTGCATGTGCATCTTAGCTGCCATCGTTGCGCCGTCGATGTGGTTCGTCAGTCTCAAGTCGGTAAGCACAAGGAATGGCCGGATGGACGGGAACACATCCAGCGCCTCTCGTGCTGTCGGAAAACAGACGGCAGTGTAATTCCATTTGTTCAATGTCCGGCATAACACATCGAGCCAGGGTGTTTCATCATCTACTGCCAGGATAGTTCGTTTCGCCTTAACCCCCGTTCTGATAGTCATCTCATCTCTCCTTTAGACGTCATCGTTGTGATCTGCCCCATGATGCCGGATAGCTGGAGGCGAAGCTCTGTCAGGTCTTTAGAGATTTGTTTTGTGTCGCTCTTGAGTTCGGCCACATCTTCTACCAATGGCTTCAAGTTCGCCATGCTCAAATCTTGATACTGCCGCAGCTCGGACTGAAACTGATTCCTGGTAGCTTCGTGAGTTTTTTCACACTTTGGAGCTGTCATCACGTCCTCCATGTGACAGGCATCTATGGCCCTTTGATGCTGATCGATTTTCTCTTCATGCCGACCGTATGCTTTGATTCCGGCGATTACACTTCCAGCTACAGCGATTACTGTCCCCAACAGAGTCCAGTCGATTACGGTATGCATGATGCATGGTGTCCTTTCCTTAGAGCTTAGTTAGACGTTATTAGTTGGAACCCCCATCAGAGTGTCTTACCTTCCGCCGTGTATCACGATAGGCTCTTCACCCTCTCGTCTGGCCCCTGGAGCCTAAACGGTTTGCCTTAAGCGGAGTCGCTCCAGACCGGTCCGCCGCGTTACTCTCGACCAAGCGCACGACTGTCAACTGTACTCTCGTCAGGGGGCATAGTCTTGCCGAATCCATTTGTCAGTATCTCAATCATCCCTTCAAGCGCCCGGATATGCACCCGGTCCTCAGCCTGCTTTTTCCAGTCAGCGTGCAGCTTGCAGACCTCGACAAGGTTCTCATTGTTGTCAAAAACACAGGTGCATTTTGACTCAGGTGTAAACTCTCCAAAGTCTGGTGGTGTTATTCGTTTACTTTGCATCTTTTCTATCTTCTCCACTCTTCCCTCCAACTCTTGCATCGCACACCCCAAACCGTACAGAGCTCGAAATGTTCTAAAAGCGCGTCGAGTGCGCCAGATGAGTGACCACAAGGGTCGGCTGTTGTCGCCGTAGGTTATAGGGGTCATCAGAACAACTCCCAAAAATGGTCATCAACTACCTTGTCGAATCGGTGATCATCCTTCATCTGAGCCGCCAGCCTTGCCATCTTCTCTTTGCCTCCACCAGGACCACACCACATACACTCCCCTGGTAGCTTCCGGCCTGACGGATTCAAACTGTCGCATCGTGGGCAGAGTTTTGGCGCACCTATTTTGATGCTGCGTTTGTCCATCTTCACATCCACCCCACCCACGCCACTGCAATGCCTATTAACAGGCACGCAGCGGCGATGAGTAGGTAGTCGGAGCGGTGGGTCATTTACTTGGACTCCGCTCCTTTCCGATCAGCCACGCGAGCATGGTTGGCAATGTTATTTTTCAACATCTTTAACCAAATCATCAACGCTTTTTTCCGACGGATATTTCGTCTGGATCATAGTTTTGACTGGGTCCTGTTTGCCGGTGCCTGTCCACACGTATTTGCACCGATAGATGGTGTCGCCATCGTCATTGACAAATGATTCGCTGGCCCACCGGAATATTTTCTGGCCCCGGGTGACGCCGGTTTCAGGCATGGCATACGAGCTGTATTCCCAGGCGTAGTCGGCCCCCGGATGGTCAGCGGCCATGGACGGCGAGACAAACAGTGCGGCGCATGCAACGGTTACGATGATGATCAATGCGTTTTTCATAATGATCTCCTTTCGTTATGTCATGGTGTAATAACGGTTGATTTTCTTAATGGTGACCAAGAACGGGACATGTTCCGCGTATTTCATTGCCTGACTGATTAGTACGTCGCTCCCCGTAAATACCACATGCAACATCCCGTCTTTTCGGATCTGGAGCGTGATATATTTGCCCGACTGGTTCTTGCTGTACTTGGTACGGCCAATTCTGAAATCGATCAGCTCCACCTCCTGATTTAAAATGTCGTCTATCTTGAGCTTATCGCCCTCCAGCGGGGGCTTTTCGTCGGCGAACTCCGAAAACCGCGGTTTGCGCTTGTCTGCCAGCACCGTGATGCCATCTCCCATTTACGCAAACCTCCTTTTCATGGGGTTGCGTATCCCGGCCGTTCGACACACTGTCGCCAGGATGTCCCGGATCTGATCGTCAACATAGGCATGCCACAAATGCAAACAGTTAGCGTGTGTCATCCAGCCATAATAACTCATGACCGTGCTCACTACACTGATGGGCCGCATACGGCGCCAGCATCGCTTGATCCTGGCCATGGCCCGTTTAAACTGGGTTGCCGTTGTTTTGCGCAGCAGGGTGTATCCGCCAAAAAACCGGTACCCCATAAAATCCAGTCCGCGCACAGATACCGGAAACACCTGCCAGTTGGCCTTCATGGTCAGGCGGATCTCTCCCAGGGCCTCGTCGATATCCCGGCGCAACCCATGCAGCCGGGCCTTGTCGCCATCCAGGATCACCATGTCGTCGCAATAGCGCCAGTAGTGCTTGCACCCCAGCGACTCCTTGACATAATGGTCGATCCCAGACAAATACACATTGCCAAAATACTGGCTCAGGTAGTTGCCGATGGGCAGACCCGGAGACGGTGTGGAATCGATGATCTCGCTCAACAGCCACATCACGTCCGGGTCCTTGATCTTTCTCGCCAGCATGCCCAGCAGCGCCTTGTGGTCCATGCTGGGGTAGAATTGTTTGACGTCCATTTTGAGACAATACCGGGTTCCGTCCGGATCAGCATGGATAGCATGCTTAATCTGGCGCGCCCCTGTGTGAATGCCGCGGCCCTTGATGCATGCCAGGGTGGTGGGGATAAACCCGGCCATCCAGATCGGCTCCAGCACCTGCACAACCGCATGGTGAACGATCCGGTCCGGATAGTAGGGCAGCTTGTGGATCACCCGGTTTTTGCGCTGATCCGTTTTGGTAAACACCTTGTAGGGAGCATTCACAAATATCTTGTTGACCAACATATCCCTGATTTTATCCAGATAGCGCTCCGGATCGGCATCCACCATCTTGACCTCGCGGTAATGGCCCTTGCCCCGGCGGGCAGCCAGGTGGGCGGCCAGGATGTTTTGCGGATCGCACATGTTGGGATACAGGTTTCCGTATCGTTTCATTGTTGCCCTCTGCTTATTTCGCCCCGGAACGTTCGACCTGCCATGGCAGGCTACCAGCACCGATGGGGCTTTGCTTTGTGTTTTGCCAAGGGGCAGGGTCCCGGCCTCCCAAAAACCTGAACTGTTTGAAATAAGCCTTGCCGCCTGCCGATATTCGCATTGACATTCGATGACGTGTTATTCGCATTGACGTAGAACGCACCCGCAGTCGTCGTGCTATCCGCATCCCCGCCGAAGCGGACCACACGCCACGACCGGGACCATTTCACGGTTTTGTCGCGCGCGTGCTGCGTGTTGCGCGCTGCGCGCGGCGTGTTGACGTTAATAGCAGAGCCGCCCGCCGATAGCCGCATGGACATACGATGACGTGCTACCCGCAGAGACGCAGAACGCACCCGCAGCCGACGCGCTACCCGCAGCCCCGCCGAAGCCGACCACACGCCACCCAGTATCTTGGTAATAGTAATCGCAAACCTTGGTTGTGCTCGACCCGGTCACATCCGTCGCCAAAAAGCCGGTGTAAATCTGCTCCAGCGCTCCGGCATATCCGTCGGCATTGTGCAGTACGGCCCGGTCTCCGCTGGTATCGTACAGGGCATCATAGTTAGTGTAGGCATCGTCGGCAAAATTGGCCTCATTGCTGCACAGCCAGACAATGTTGCTGACCACGAACGCATCGCCGGTATCCCAGTCGTTGTCCGTTCCGCCGCTCAGCGACGCGACGGTGATGGTCGTGCCGGTGTTGGCGGTGATCGTGCCCGAGCTGCTGTCGGTCGTATTTGTGATGGTGGCGCCGATTAGGCTGTTCGTCGGCCAGGACTCGCCGCTGTCGGTCATAACGGTGGCCTCGTTATCCCCGCCGTCGTGCGTGCCAGCCAGGCCCACATTGATGCCGTCCACCCATTGCCACACGTTCCCGTAGAAATTTTCAATGCCTCGATACGACACAAAATCACAATAGGCCGCCTGTGATGTATCTATGGCAGATATGTCCAGAGCAGATGACCGTTGACTGCCCATCGCTGGGTAGGTGGCTGTTGCATTGCCATAACTGTTGCTGTACCCGGTGCGGCCGATGTAGTCGCCGACTCCGGTCCCGGCTACTGTCCACGCGCCGGAGGAAAACATGGTGCGCCCCTTGCCGATCATGGACTGCGAATCAAAATCCGCGTACTCGACCAGGTAGAGCAGTTGCACAGCGGTTGTAATGTCATACTCCTGATTGCGCCAGCCTGCGCCTCTGTCGCTGGCGGCCTCCCGGAACTCAGCGCGGGTCTCATTTGTTTTGGGACACTGGGCGGTAATGCTGCACAACTTATCTCCATCGTCGTAGGTGTCGGCTGTCACGGCGTCCGCATCAGAGTACATAGCGGTGGTGTCGTCGTCCCACAAGCTCCCCTCGTAGGCCCCCATGTAGCGGTAGTCCACCCAGGCCCCGTCTTTGTAAAATGCGGGGTGTGGGAAAAACCCGTCGCGGGGGGTCAGGGAGATGTCCCACGAGTGGACGTTGGAACTGTAGCTGGTGCGGATATAAAATTTGGGGATCTCGACCATCACCTGACCGTCGGTCCCGTCGAGGCTGGCGCTGGCCCCATTGTACTTCTTAGTCGAGTCTGTTGGGTCCAGGTAATAAACCACCACGCCAGAGTCGTTCATCACGCAGCGGCGCATGAGGCGTTGCACGGGCAGGTAGTCGTCGCCCGGGCTGGCAGCGGCGGCAAAATCCACCAGATCGCCGCGGCGGGAATAGCTGTCAGTGGATTGGTTCCAGGATACCCCATACCAGCCGAGGCTTCCGTCGTATTTGGCCAGGGCAGGCGGGGCGGCGATCAGCAGGGCGGCAACGAGTACAGCGCAGATGATCGCGCAGAGGCGCAGAGGCGCAGAGGAACAGAGGGTGGATAATTGTTTTTTGTTCATGATTATTTCCTCCTTAGTAATAATGTTGGATCAGTCCAATCGGTCGGATCAGACGGATCGTTACATGGTAAATGCGTTGGTCCCGTTGATATAGAGCCTGACGGATTCGTACGCCTGGTTGAGCGTGTAGGTGGCGGCTCCGTCGATGGTCCCGCCGGACTCCAGGCTGATGGTGATGTTGTACGTGCCTGCATCGCCGCTCTCGTCTTTGATAATCATCACCCTGGGCTGGGTAGCTGTGCCGCTGTCCTCGTCCTCGGTGCTGATGATGCAGTTTTTGGCCGCAGTAAGGGCAATAAAGGCGATAATGTGATCGGTGGTTAAGGCGCTCGGGTTATAATTGTCGTCGTCCACATTGGTCTTTTTTGCCGTCATGCTGGACAAGGTACTCAACCCGGCTGCGCCCAGGGTAGTAAACGCCCCCGCTGCCGGGGTGGTCCCACCAATCGCCCCAGGGGCAGCCAGGCGGGCGGTGAGGTTGGCGGGGGTGCAGGCGCGGTCGGTATCTGACCCGGTCACCGCCTCCGCGTCCGTGGCCAGCTCGACAACCCCTTTGTTGGTATCACTGGCGTCCTCGCAATCGATCTGCAACGTCCCGGCGCCCAGGGTGGTGGTGATCCCCTCGCCGTCGGTAATGGTGGCAAACACCGGATCGGCCCCGGTAGATCCCACCAGGACCTGGCCGTTGGTGCCCACAGCGAGCGGCGTCACTGCGCCTACTCCAGATCCCACCAGCACGCCGTGATCCGTCAATGTAGTGATGCCAGTGCCTCCCTGATCGACCCCCAGGGTGCCGGTAGATACGAGGTGTTTGCTCGCATCCGTAAAGACCGGTTTGCTTGCGGTTAACGTATCGGGGGTGACGTTTCCAGAGGCGGCAAGGGTTGTGAATGCCCCGGCTGCCGGCGTCGCCTGCCCGATCGGGCTGTTGTCAATGTTGCCGATTTCCCATTTTTCAGTCATGGTTGATCCCTCCTATGCTTTTGTGGGGTAAATTTTCCAGTAATATGCGGTCCCGCCAATCACTGTCTTGGCGATCAGGGGCGTCCCGGTAACGGCCGCGTCGGCATAACGGGTTAATCGCAGGCTGATATCGCCATCATGATGCGTGGGCGAGGCTGCGGTCGGGTACGCCTTAAAATAGTATTCCGTATCGCCCGACATAATGCCCAACACGACAGGGGTACCGGTTACAGCGGCATCGTCGATGGCATACAGATTGTCTCCCGGGTCATTGCCGGACCCGGACGCCTCGGCCCCAGCGGTGGGATAGGCTTTGGTGTAATACCAGGTCCCCTGATAGCTGAACCGTATGGCTTTTGGCGTTCCGGAAAGCGCTGCGTCCGCATACGACACTACCTGGACCTCGGTGGCCGATTCCATCAGGGCCACTGTGACCTTGCGCGTGACCCCGGCCTGGTTGACAATTAGCTCATCGGTCGGGGCGAGCGCGCTTGCTGCTGGGTATGCGCTGATTTTGGGCATGTGGGCCTCCTTTCTACTACGCCTTGGTTGGATAGAGTTTAAAGTAGTAATCGACCCCGCCAATAGTGGTTTTGGCCACCCTCGCCGTACCGCTCAGGGATGCGTCTCCAAACCGGGGTAAATGGATGTCTTGATCGCCCGCATTAAATACGGAAGCCGCCACTGTGGGGTAGGCCTTGAAATAATATGCGATGCCGTTTGTATAGATCTTTAAAATGACCGGCGACCCGCTCAGAGCAGTGTCGTCGATGCTGTATAGATTGGTCTGCACGTCATCGCTGGAGGCGCCAGCCTCGGCCGCAATGGTCGGATAGGCTTTTGTATAGTAGTTGTATCCCAGGTACTTGAACCGGACCACAATAGGCGTTCCGCTGAGAGCTGAATCGTCATACGTGCGGATAGACTCCTGCCAGATGACCTCGCTCAGCAACTCATCGATCATGCGCAGGGCGGTAGTCAGGTGGAACGGCCAATCCTTGTCTCCCGCCCAGATCTCAGGGAGGGCAAAATTGGGCGTCCAGTCGGAGCAGATCATATATGCGCTGTTGGCCGCTGTGGACCCGGCCCATAGGGTGGTCAGGGTGATCTGCGTGTCCGAATCCACGCTCTGGATATACATGAGCGCATTGACGCCGCTAAGTTTGAAGGTATCGCCTATGCTGACGTATGTAGACCAGAGAGTCCCGGACCCTGTAACTACCGCGGACCCGTTGGTGACGCTGGCGGTCCCTGTTTTGTACTGGCCCATGGCGGCCTCCTTACGCGTCCCCGATCTCTTTGAGCAGGGGCATCAACAGTATCATGCTCTCGATGGTCATGCTCTCGGGCATGGGATCGATGACAATCGGACGGACGTGCAGATCCACTTCGGTCTCGGCCAATTCTTTGAGCTTTTGCCCAGCCGTTTCCTCGTCCTCTGGCTTCCAGATCACCTGGCCGTTGGGCTTGGCCGATGGCTTGCCATGGTCGTCCACCATGGCGTGGGCCGTGATGATCTGCTGCTGCTGATCCTTATAGACCTTGTAGATCTTCTGCATCTCGACGATGGCGCGGGCGAGCCAATAGGCGGCCTTGGTGGGCAGCTTGGTTTTAATGGTTTCCAGGGTTCCCGGGCTGGCCATAATGGCCTCGATCTGGGCGTGGGTAATGGTGATGGCGTCTGTCATAATGTGCCTCCTCTATAGGTTGCAGGGTTACGTTTACCAGTGCGCGATAGCGGCCCGCTCCCAATAATTAGTGGCCGTGCACACATAGATATAGTCAGCATCCCAGCAAATATCGCCCACGACGCCTGTGTCGGTGCTGCTGGCAGGCGTCTTGCTGGTCTGCAGCCGGATGCGGTCGGCATACTCGATGTCGATCACGCCGGGGTCTCCCAAGGATTTGGTGGACAAAATTATCTTGTTGGCGTCTCCGTCGACCGTGACCTGGACGAAGGCGGGGTTGCGAATCCAGTAGACGCCGGAGGCGGGGGTGGCGGCGCTGTCCCAGTCCAGCCGCGTATCGGTGTTGTCTGTGATGGCATGGGTGGTCCCTGCGCTGTCCTGGAGGTAATAGCCAATCCATTCGTCGTTGCTCCAGCCCTTGTCGGTATCGGTCAGATAGCCGCTGCCGGTGGTCTCCGGGGTGCCGGTATCTGACGCGTGATAGGGGCTGGCCTTCATCAACGCGTAATGATCGTTGGACCATTTTTGGCCCGCTTCGAGGGTGACCTCGGAAAACACGTACTGCTCGCTGTGGCTTTTGAGTTCGATCTTGTCGTTGCCCTGGTCCAGCATTAGAAAGGTCTGGGTGTATTCGCCCATATAGGCGCGGGCCTGGAACAGGTTGTAGCCATCCAGGTAGATATAGGACCACCGGTGCTGGTCCATCCACGAAAAGCCAGTAAACGCAGTAGGCCCCACCCCGATGTGGAGGCTGGCCGTGTTGTCTGATTCGGGCCGCCATCCCTGGACCTCGCCGGTGGCGTTGCAGCCCAGCTTGGAGGTGTAGGACGTGCCGTACATGTGGATGAATGCGGGGGTGGTCGCGTGCCCGGTGAGCTTGATGCCCCCGTCGGCGGCGACCACCAGGCCTGCGGCGGCGGTGATCAACAGGTAGGTCGACGTGATGGTGGCCCCGCCGATGGTGCCGCTGGTGGCGGTGAGAGCGCCGGCGCTTGACACCGTAAACACATTGTTCCCGATCCCGATCCCGTCTGACCCCAGATGGACCCCGGCGTTGGCGTCGTTGTAGGCGATTTTAGACCCAGAGTACAGATAGGTGCCGATGGTAAACGACCCGATGGTCCCGGACGTGGCCGTAATGGCCCCGGTGATCGTGGCAGAGGTGGCAGTGAAAGCGCCCGCTGCGGTCAGTTGAGTGTTGGTGCCCTTCCAGGATATATTGCTGCCATCGAACTGAAAATATTGATTGGCGCCGTCGCCGATATAGGCTTTTGGAGTTCCGCCGCTGTATAATAGTTGAATGCCTTTTGCGCCGTATGTGGGATCGTTGATGCTAATATACGACCACACGCCGTTAGCAACGAGGTGAATAATATTAGACGCCCATGCGCCTGAGCTCATTGCATTGCCGGAGAGGGTCCACCCACCAATAGTGCCCGATACGGCGCGCATCAGCCCTGCCTTGCTGACCGCGAACGGGTTGGTCCCAATATCGTAAGTGGCGGCCCCCAGCCACATGTTGCCGTCTGTATCGACATGGAATGACGTGTTGTCGGCCCCGCCAATATCGATGGCCGTGGCGCTGATAGTGCCGGAGATGGTGGCGTTCGTGGCGATCAGGGCCCCGGTTTTGGTGACCCGGAAGGGGGCGGACCCGGCGGTGGCATGCCCGGCCCACAGCCGATACGTGGCGTCGGCGGCGGAGACGATCACCACGTCGTTGGATGTGCCCAGGGTCACTACGCCGGTGCTCGACAGGGTGGCATTGCCGCCGGTCAGGGTGGCCGTAGTGATGGTCCAGCCGGAGATCTGGGTGAGCTGGTCGGATATCTCAAAAAGGATGTTGCCGGATCCATCATACCCACCCATACCCCAGTGATCCGTGCCCCCGTCCTCATACAGATAGCCCACCTGGGCGCGCCGTAAGGGAGTGGCGTCCCAGACTACCAGCTTGGCCTGCGACCCGGATTCCAAGACAATGCCGGAGTTGGGAGAACTGGTAGGCGTGCCGGACACCAGCGAATAAATGTATCCCGAGATAATCGTCCACCCGCCGATCGTCCCGGTCGTTGCGGTAACAGAGCCTGTGATGGTAGCCGATGTCGCGGTCAGTGCCCCGGCGTGGGTGACCCGAAACTCGGCGCTGCCAGGGGTGTTATCGCCCGCCCAAAAGGCGTAGGTGGCGTCCCCTGCGCTGGTAGCCAGACCAATGCCGGTGGAGGTCATCTTGCCCGCGGCGATTACCCAGCCCGAAGCCCCGCCGATGTAGCCGGTGGTGGCCGTGATGACGCCGGTAATGGTGGCGCTGGTGGCAGTCAGGGCCCCGGCCTTGGTGACCCGGAAGGGGGCGGACCCGGCGGTGGCATGCCCGGCCCACAGCCGGTACGTGGCGTCGGCGGCGGAGACGATCACCACGTCGTTGGATGTGCCCAGGGTCACTACGCCGGTGCTCGACAGGGTGGCATTGCCGCCGGTCAGGGCGGCCGTAGTGATGGTCCACCCCGAAATCTGTGTGGTCTGGTCGCTGATCTCAAACAGCAGGTTGCCCATGGCGTCCAGCCCGCCGATGCCCCAATGGTCCGAACCGTCATCGTATAGCCAGCCCATGGCGGCCCGCTGAAGGCCGCTCGCGTCATAGACCGTGACGCACGGAAATTCCGTGGATCCGTCGCCCACATCCAGCACCACCCCCTCCTGGGGGCTGCTCCCGGGCGTGCCGCTGCCCAGGTTGTAAAAATACCGATGATCAAACGTCCACCCAGCCAGTTGAATCAGTTGATCGCTGATCTCGAACAGTACGTTCCCCGATCCGTCCTGACTGCCGATGCCCCAATGCTCCGTGCCTCCGTCCTCGTACAGATACCCCATGCGGGCACGGGTCAAGGGTGTCGCGTCGTAAACGATAATGCTCGACAAATCGCCCCCCAGCCCTGCTGCAACACTGAGGACGATCCCGGCATTGGGGCTGCTTTCGGGCGTGCCGGAGGTGAGTTTGTAAAAGTATTCGTCCGTAAAGGTCCACCCGGCGAAGCTCTGGCCGGCATTGCTGCTCTCAAATACAATATTCCCGCTGGCGTCCCGGCACCGCAGGCCGTATTCGTCGGACCCCAGATCGCCCAGATAGATGCGCTCCTGGTCCGAGACCAGGACGCGCAGGCAGGGGGCCGTGCTCATCTCGTCGGTGATCAGGATCTCGCCCGAGACAATTTCATGGGCGGTCAAATAGGTGCTGGGCCACCACTCATAAATCTGCACCCCAGACCCGCTCTCCACAAACAGCTTGACGAACCGGGCCTGCACGATGGCGGGCAGCATGGTCACCACCTTGTCGTTGGCGTCCTTGTCGGTGGTCAGGTAGTTGGTCTGGGCGTCGGCCTCCGCGCTGTATGCAGTCAGGACCAGGCCGGTGTCCAGGGCGTGGGCGGCGGTCCCGGCGTAATAGGTCCAGCTATCGTCCTCGCTCTCCCGCATGGCAATATAGATGTTGGCGTTCGCTGCCAGCCAGAGCAGGTGCTTTTGGAACAGGTGCGTATACGCATAGGTGTAGGATATCTCGCGCCAGGCCATCAGGTGACTGTTACGCCTCCGCTGCCTAAAACGTTGTTATAGAGTTCGTCCACGTCGCCGGTAATGCCCGCGCCCGCGGTCATGGTTAATTGGACATAGGCCGTGTAGGGCTGGTTCGCCGTGCCCGATCCTGAGGCTGGGGTCTGAATGGTGTAGGCCCCGGCGGCCGGGTTGCCCACGACCGTGAGGACGGTGGCCGTATTGCTGGCGATATCGAATGGGGTGAACGTGCTGTCCAGGAGGACCGATCCGGCCCATTCGTCGGGCGTCCACGATTTGGTGGTGTCGGTCAGCGAGTTGGTCCCCACGCTGGTGGCGGTCCCGCTGTCGTCCAGGCCGGAGTAGAGATAGAATTTGTCCTCTACAAAAACCTCGATGTCGATAGGCACGCGCAGGTGCCCGTTGGCGGCCAGATAGGCGGCGGCCTCGGCCAGGGTGAGACCCCGGTGGGTGCTGTTGGTCAGGATATTTTCCCACTCGCCCCACGATCCGCTGTCAATGCGGGTGCGCACAAAATAGCTGGCAACGTCGGCCTCGGTGTTTTCGGGCCAGGTGAACTCCACCCCGCCGATGCGGCTGTAGGCGGTAACGCTGGCCGGGGCGGCCGGGGCCTCGTTGGTGCAGATAATGACAGCGGGCTCGGCGGTCTCGCAGCCGTGGATAATGCCCCACAGCTTGATGGTGATCACGCTCTTGGGATACCCGCCCGTATCCAACACGTTGGCGTCGTAAACATAGACGGCCTCGGACCCCGGCCCCATCACCTCGCGCAACACCGTCCCGGTGGCGGTGTCAATGGCCTGGACGCGAAACTCGTCAAACTCCTGAGAGGGAGGGGCAATGCCAGCCCCGCCGGGTTCGTCCCCGGCATCGAGATCGAAAAACACGGTGGTGTACCACTCGATGTGCAGATCCAGCCCGGTCCAAATGTTTTCGCCGGTATCATCGCCCGTGACCCGGAGCCCATGGGCCCGCCAATACGGCGGCAGGGTGTCGCCATAGCCCTTGAAATCAATATCCACAAACTCGGCGTCCATCCCCAACGCTCGATTGGCGCTGACTGCAAACTGATAGGTGGTCATGGGGTGGAGCAGGTCTCCCGCGATCTTGGCCTCGGGGTCCGACGTCTCGCCCCAGTAGGTCCATGCGGCCTCGGTGTCATAGATGCGATACCACACATACCAGAGATAGGCGTGGCCCCGCCAGGTAAGGTGGACAAATGCCTCGAAATAGGGGCGGTCCCAGTTGAAATACTCGGCGGCGGCCAGATCGCTGACCAGGACCAGATCGGAGATGGACTCGTCCTCGGCAATGATCTGATCCGGGGTGTAGACATCCACATCGTATTCCAGGGCCGTGATCTTGCGGGTGAGGTCCCCGGCCCGCGTGATGTTGACGATCCGGTAATCCCCGGCCAGGGCGCCCACGGCCCCAAAGGCGTACACGGCGCCGGCAGCCGGGTTGTTGGTCCAGGTCCCGGCGGCCAGGGTTACCTCGTCCGTGGTGGTCTCGACCCCGACCGCGGCGATGGTCCCGGTTTCCATGTCGTCGTAGCCGTCGGCGTCCACGTCGGTCTGGTGGCGGATCATGATCTGGTAGGTGGTCCCCGGCTGCATGGTGACGCTGCGGTCAATGGTGACGGTGTTGTTGGTGGACGAGACCACCCGCCCCGAATACCCCCACTGGGGCACGTCGTGCGACACATAGATGAGGTCCCCGGCCTGGGCGGCGAGGGCGTCGACCTCCACCTGGAAGCTGACCACCTTTTTGAGCAATTGGTTGCAGGCCAGCATATACTGGGCGTGATAGATGGCCAGATCTCGCCGGGTGCATCCGATGAGGTCGAGCTGGGTGGTCTCATAGATGGTGTCGTCCGATTCGGCGTAGTCCTGGCGGTGGACCAGGACGGTCTTGCGCACATAGTCGTCCTGCTCGTCATAGAAGGTGCACTCGATCTGGTTGCAGCGGTTTTCCTGGCGAAGATAGTCGATTTCGAAGGTATCCTTGACGATGTTGCCAATGCCGAAGAGCTGCACGGGCGTCCCGGGCCGGTCCACCAGGCAGCCGTAGCTGGTGCCCTTCTGGACCACGCGGCCCCAGCCCAGGGTCTCGATCAGGCCCAGGGCCACGTCGAAGCGGCGGGTCAAATCAAAATAGATATTGCATTTAAAATCGTGCTTGCGGATGTAATAGCGGTTGCCGTTGACCCCGCCGGCCCCACCCTGGAGCGTCAGGGTGTCGTCGGTGTTGCTCTCGATGGTATAGGATGCGCCCGCGTCATAGTCCACCGCGACGTACCCCTTCCACTGATTTACCGTCCAGTCCTTGGAGGTATCCTCGATCTCGCCTGACCCGCTGCCAGCCGTGGCCGTGCCAAAATCCGCCGCGGAATAGATGCCATACGCCCCCGCTGCCGGGGTCCCGGATACGGTCAGGGTGGTGGCGGTGTTGGAGGCGATCTCGAACCAGACGTCGGCTGAATCGATCAGGATATAGCCCGCATAGGCGTTGATGTTCCAGGCCTGGGCCGTGTCGGTCAGAAAGGTGAGCCCCACGCTGGTGGCGGTCCCGGCCTGGGCCTTGTCGCGTTCATCGGAGGCGTCGTCGCACCAGTCGGCCCAGTCGTCAAACTCGGAGTAAAGCATCTTGTCGCCATCCACCCCATAGCCGTAGTCGTCGTTGGTGACCATGTCGAACGCGGCCCAGGCCGGGTTATTGGACGGCTTGTCCACCCAGGCGGCCCCGGTGTAGACGCTGACGTTGTCGCGCTGGACCAGGCAGGAGATGCGGGGGATCATCCCGTTGAGCTGGTCGGTGGACAGGGCCCTGACGGCCAGCAGCGATGCGCCCGGATAGGTAAAATCGTCATAGATCACGGTCTGATAGTAACTGAACGTGACAGCGTTCATATAGAGGTTGTCCCCCACCCCCGGGGGCTGCTCGGCATAGGCCAGCTTGACCTGATAGGACCCGTGGGTCAGGTTTTTAAACGTCCACTGGTATCGGATAGGATCGGCCTGGGCCCCGGTAAACTCATGGACCTGGTTGACCCAGGATCCCCCGGAGATTTTAACGCCGGCCAGCACCTTGACGGTAATCGATTCGATGCCCGACCCGGTATGGCGGCCCAGCCCTGGCAGCACGGCAAAGACCCGAATCTCGTCAAAGGCCGATCCGGGCACGTTTTCAACGACGCTTTGACCGGCGGCCCCGTCCGAAAAGGCCCGGTATCCCGTGAGCAAAATGCCGTGGCCGGATTCCGCCGTGCTGGAGTACAGCTTGACCTCGACGTCATACTGATCCGCAGCGAGGCCGTCGATCTCGCAGTTGATGAACCGCGTGTCTTCATTGACCAGCCATTCGGTCCCTGCCGTGCCGGTATAAAATATCTTGCGCGTGCCGGGGAATGAGAGCTCCGAGCTCCAGGCCCCAGCCGGTGAAGATCGATAGCGCATTTTGACGACAAAATCCGCTGAGCCGGGGATGGTGCCCACAAACGAGCCAGGATCCCCCAGCTCCTCAAAAAATTCCTCGTCAATTTCGAGATCGATCAGGAGGCGGACAATATCGTCTTTAACGGTGGTAATGGTAGATGACCACGACCCCACAATGAGGGTTTCGTCCGGGTCGATGTCTACCTCGACGGGTACGGAGGGGGCAGCGGAATCGGGGTCCAACTGGCCGGATTCTACGTTGTGATCCGTAATGGTGTCGCCAAAATTTTCTAAGGGGACGTCGTTGTCAGATCCGCCAACCCGGATCTCATGGTAAACATTATCAAAATCCTCGATGGCCGTGTCGTTGATAATGATGTCCGTAATGCCGTCCACGGCATGGTCGGCCACGGCATAGAGCATGTTGAGATATTGCTTGTTTTCACACAGCTCCGTGTATTTGCAGATCAGGGGCGGCTGCACGCGGCAGCGGCCATACACCACGGGCCAGGGGATGCCCTCGTTTTCCAGGTTCTGGCGGGTGTCCCACGAATACGTTGGGCTGCCGGCTGACAGATCCGGCACGTCGGCCTGCTGGGGCTTGAGCAGCGTATTGACCAGGACGCCCCCGGCCATCATGATGCCCCCCGCAAGCATGGCCCCGCCCATGGCAGACCCGCTCACGCCCCCGGCGATGAGCGGCGCGGTCCACCACTGCTGGGCTGCGACCGCGGCCACCATGACGGCGAGCATGGCCACAATGCCCAGGATGTTTTTACCCCCCTGGTCCCCGCCGTGGGGGACCAGGCAAAAGACGATGTTGTCGCCCGGCGTAATGGCGACCGAGGCGATCTGATCGGGTACAAGGGGAACCCGGTTGAGGCTGACGGCGATCTCCATATCAGCCGGGGCCTGGGGGAATATCTGGCGGGCATACTCCGGGATGGCGCGTCCGGGCACGTGGTCCACCCATTGCGAGACCTGGCTGGTGGTGGGCTGCCAGGGGTTTGTGACCGCTGTGATCAGGACCTTGTTATCCGGGATGATAGGCATAAAACCCTTCGATTTTGCGCGTGAAATACGGGTGTGCGATCCGCTCCAGCACGCTGTGCTGTTTTGCGAGCGTATGGAGCATGAATCCGTTGCCCACATAGACGCCCAGGTGGTTGCAGGCCTCCGGGATATTGGGATCGATCCGCATGACCACCAGGCAGGGGACCTCTGGCTGGGCCGTGCGGCGCCACTGCGCCCGCTGGGAATCCACCGTGTCGTTGATGTCTGCGGTGGCAAAGCACGACACGCGGTAATCCGGCAGCTCGATGCCCCACAGGCCCCGGTAGGCCAGCATGGCCAGGCCCCAGCAGTCGGCGCCCCTGGCGATAGAGCGCCCGCCGTTGACAAACGGGATCCCGATGAATGGCCGCAGCCGCTGCATCACGTCCCGGTTACGCATACAGCCCCCGTCGGCCCGCGCCCGGAGCGCCCCCAAACCGGTCGGAATTGCCCAGCTCGCGGCAGCGGGTGAGGGTTCGGTCGCAGACGGTCTCGGCCCCCGCATAGCCGCAGCGGGTCCCCTTGAAAACCTTGTAGCGGCAAAAGTTTTTAAAGACCCGGTTGCGAGGCCACCGCCGGTCAAACGGCCCGACGCTGCCCAGGGTAAAATGCGCCCATTTGCTGTCGGCCCGGGCGTCGATGACCCGGTAGGTCAGCTCGATCTCGGGATCGGTCAGATTGAGGTGGGCCGAATGCACCACCCGCAGGGTTACCTCCGCATCGATGCCGCCGTTGCCTGCCTCCATATACTGCTCCATCACGCGGGAGGCGTTGCCGAGCCGGACGGTCACCTTGGGCCGCTCGCCCTTGGCGCTGTCCCCCACCTCTTCCAGCTCGAAGGGAAATGCCGTGTACGTGTCTCCCCCCGTGGGCCAGACGATATTCGCCGTATTTGAGCACACGCGCACCGTGGTGGGGCCGTCGAAGGTGATCTCCATCAAGATGAGCCAGGCCCCGGTGTTGACCAGGGCGTTTTTCTCGGCAATCGCGGCGGTGGAGAGCGTGTGCATATTATGCCTGTTCGATCTGGAGCCCCGACATGCGCCAGGCCGTCACGCCGGAGACAAACCCGCTGAACATGGCCGGTGGCAGGCGGTCCTCGGAAAACCGGCAGGTGTAGACCGTGGACGTAATCGGGTGGGTCCATGAAAACGTGGTCCCCAGGTTGGTGTCGAAAAACGTGCACAGGGTAGCGTAGTCCGTCTGGCTGAGCGCCCGCCATCCCAGGACAAAGACCCACCGGGTGCTGGTGGCCCGTGCCCGGCTTTGAACCGCGCCGTTTTCAAACTCCGTGCGGACCTGGCCCCGCTGCGGGTATTGCTCAAACAGGTCGCTGCTGCACTGTGCGATGCTGGGCCAATTGGCCATATCGTTACCTCCCCATCATGTTGCGAAGCCCGCCCACGTTGCGCTCATAGGCATCCAGCCACACGCCGATAACCCACTCCTGTCCATTCCATTTGGGTGCGTCCTGGCGGGCCTGGGCGGCCTGACCGGTGTTGTTGGTGACTACCACGGTGACGTTGGGCGGGGCAGCGCCCGAGCCCTTGATCCCCAGATCGCCACCCGGCAGCCGGGTAATAGGAAAAATCGCCTCGTCCCCGGCCTCGCCCGCCAGCCCCATCCCGCCCGAGGCCATGGGGAAGAGTGTCGGTCGATCGATAATCCCGCCTTTGGCGTAGGGCTGGGGCGCGCCGGCCACAAATACGTTCCCCTGGGCGCTGGGGAAAGCGGCGCCCATCCATCCGGTGAATGCGTTTAGCAAGGGCTGCACTACCATTTGCTGCATAACCATTTGGGTCAGCATGCGGCCAAAGGATTCGGCGATGTCGGAAAATGAGGTTTCGGCGCCCCAAACCAGATCGGAAAGGGTCTTTGAAAACCCGGAGGCCCAACCGGTGACGGCGTTTTTGACGGATTCGGCCATACTTTCGGCGCTGTCTGTGATTTTGCCGAAATACGCGTCGGGGTCGCCAAGGGCTTCTTCGAGCCGTTCGGCCATATTAGGCATATCGGGAGAAATACTTCGAATAGCCTCCTCACTCCATTGTTTCGCCAGGGCAATCGCTTCTCGCTCAGCATTATTATTTTTCTGTATCCATTCATTCATGCTTTGCCATGTGCTGGTGGATTGCGTTTCGAGCACCTTTAGAGAATTGGCAGCCTCTATTTGAAGACGATCAACCTCCCTTAAAAAAGCGTTATACTCCCTGAGATCTTGAGACGCTGTGACTGTAATCGGCGGCAATGTAAAGGGTTTTACAGACGAAGCGACCTTTTTTAAAGCGTTGGAAATAGCGTTGGACTCTGCCTCCATTGCCGACTGTAAGGCTCCCGATATATCGTAATCTTGAAGTTTGGCTTTAGCTTCTTCGAGCGCACGCTCATAGTTTGCCAGTTCCTTGCGGAGATAATCAGGGGCCGGGAGAACGCTGGATAACTGCCCTCCATACATGCGCTCCCGCAACTGTTGAACTTTGTCTTCCAGGTCCACCACGGTTTGTTCGAGTTGATGTCGGATCGGACCAGCATCGAATTGATTGACTAAGGCCTGTAATTCCTTGAAATTGGCAGTGGCGACCTGCGATATTTTGAGCTGGCCTGATGCAACAAGCGCAAATGCAGCGGCTTGTGTTCTAACGACTTCCGCCATGTGGGCCATGCCGCCGATCAAAACAGCCCCCTTTTTGCCACCGACAGCCAAGCCGATCAATCCATATTCAACGATAGCGGGGTCATACGATATTATTGTCCAAATGCGTTGCAGTCCGTCTGTGATTTGCTGGATAAATTCCGGGACTCGCTGTTGAATTAAAGCTCGGTTCTGAGTAATCCAATTGGACAACTGCGTATTGATATTCACAAGGGTGTTTTTAACTTCATCGAGTACGCCTGACTCCATGACTGTTTTTTGCAAATCGTACCATGTATTTTTTAACCGATTGACAGACGCCTGTGCAGAATCAGCGGCATTGGCCACCTGCCCTGCAAACTGACTGCGCAACGTCTGGGCAAATCTGGGAAGAAAATCGTCTGCGAGGACTTTCCCCTCTTCGAGCATTTTGGACAACTGGGCCGTGGTAACACCCATCGCTTTGGCTGCAATTTGAAAAGCGCCCGGCAACCGTTCTCCTAATTGCCCTCGGAGTTCTTCCGCCTGAACCTTCCCCTTGCTCAGCATTTGGCCAATAGCAGTCAGGGCGCCTTCAGCTTCGTATGTGGACATCTGAAGGGCTGTAGCCGCTTCAGCGACTGCGATATAAATGTCTTTTGTGGCCTGCCCTTCCAGTGCAGTGCCTCTCGCAGCGGCGGCCAGGTTTTTGTAACTGTTTACCTGGTCCTCAAATACCAAACCCAGCCGCTCAGATTCTTCTTTTAAAAATACCTGCGCAGCAGTTGCCTCCTGTATAGACCCGGTGGCCGCAGCCAGACTGCGTGCAATGCGGTCGCTCGACACTCCGACGTTCCACATGCTGTCGGCTAAACTTTTCAGTCCGTAACCGCCGACAAGACCAACCAAAGCGCCTTGAACGCTCAGAATATTTTGGGTCAAAGACGTTAGAGACGTTTTGATGGCATGAGCGGCGCCCTGAATGGTTTTGGTCGCCATGTCTTTGGCGGAAAGAACGACCTCTAACTTTGCATCCGCTGCCATCAGATACGCTCCCCTGCCAGCTTGCGGCGGTAGTTGTTGCGGATATTGCGGTATGCTTGGTGTTGATGACGTTGCCAGAACGGCGTAATGATAGGCCTGGCCGGAGTTTTAAATATGGTGGTAGATTCTTTCGGTATAAAACGGCGATAAATAGATCGCTTGCCTCGTTCGGTCATGATTTTAACCAAATACCTGCGCCTGGCTTCACGTACCGGAGACGTAAACCCTTCCTGATGCATTTCGGCAAGTCGTTTCCAGCTTTTGCTCACTCCTGGCCCTACCCAACCGATATGCATCACAATCGGGTCTTTTGTGGGGATGTAATATCGCGCTCCAAGGGTAAGCCTAACGAGTGGCTTTTGCCGAGGCTTTCGAGTGTACGCCTTGCTGATATAGGTCCTTGGAGCAAATGCTTTTCCGCCTGGGGCTCCTTGTTTTATTTCATCGATAAGGACTTTTCTCAGCCTGAATCCTTCAACTTTAATGGCATTGTTAAGGGCCTTTCTCTCCGATTTTATTTTTGCCCCCAGACTCTTTTCCAATGATTTCAGTCCGGTCATGGTTATTTGTATCGGCAGCATGGGCGTTTACCTGTTTGATCTGTTGTCGTTCTAACATTTGTATTTGGGCGATCAGGCGGCGCGTGATGGGGATGTCCATTCGGTCGGCGACGGCAAACAGTGCCGAGTAATCCAGGCCGATCAGGCCCCCCATTGGGCCGACTCGCCACTGAGATCCGCATACATTGAACACATCCCAGGCATCCTGGTTGGTGGAGATGAGGTCTGGGGGTCGGCCCCACTCGCAGGCGAGGCAGTCCGACGGGGGGCGACCTTTGCGGCATGCTTTGCAATACGCGATTCGGGACTCGTCATGATGCCACTCCCAGACCTCAATCAGTTTTTTGCGTCATCGGGTGAAACGCTGCCGCTGGTCTCGGCGATGATCTGGTTTAGAATCTTCATGCAGTCTTTTTGATCTCGCTCATCCAGTTCGGCAATCTGTTCCGGCGTGAAGACCAGAAGGAAAATCTCGTCCATTAAATCGTCTACCTGCTCCGGACGCAGATTGCCCATATTGTAGCCCTTGGCCTTTAAGGCCTTGACCTCTTTGCGTTTTAACGATCTCCCCTCAAATTCCATTAGTCATCCTCCGCTTTCTGACCTCCGACCTCTGACCTCCGACCTCTGGCCCTTGACCTCCAACCTCCAACCTCCAACCCCTCCCCCTTAAGCGTGCGCATCCGCATTCAGACACTGCACCCAAATGCTGGAGGCATCTGCATCATCGTCATAATAGGCCGCCCAATCGAGGCTGATCAGAATACCCTTGGGGCCTTCCACCAGGGTTTTGGGGCGAGCATACTGAAGCTCGTCAAAGTAGATCTTGAGCCCATAGCTGCCTGACACGATCTCGATGCCGATGCTGGTCTCGGTGCTGGCGACGGCCTTGTCGGCCAGGGTGTGATTTTCGAACAGCGCGGTGAGATTGCCGGTGACCGATAGCACCCCTTCGGGCAGGCCGCCGCGTATGCCTGCGCCTCCGATCACAAAACAATCGGGATCGAGGCCGAAGTCGACCGCAAAGGACAGGGTCTTGACATTGGCGATACTGGAACCGCCCTCCTTCAGGCTGGCCTCGAAATTGTCGAGACGGCCCAGGGTCAGGCTGTTGGGCGTAGCGTCGAGGGGAGACGTGCCAAGGGTTTCGGCGGAACCGATAATGTCGAACGTGCTGACCAGCTCCTCATCCCCGCCTAAATTCATGGACCATCGGGATATTTTGCAGCCGTTGTATTTCCAGTATTTGGTGATGTCGGTAAACCCCTTGTCCAACACCAGGGATTCCTGGTCATCCTGTACGGTAAATTTGTGGGTATAGACCGGTCCGCCGGAGGTGGTCGGGTCTTTAAACATAGCCTGGAGCCAATACCAGAATGCGGTGTAGTCCACCGGGACCACGATCGATCCGTTGACGTTACGATTACCGTCCCAGGGGACGGTGGGGTTTCGATCGCCGCGCAGGGTGGCCGGGCTGTTTTTGGACTGGTCCGCCGCCAAGGTGATGCTGTTGACCGGCATGATATACGCGTTGGGCACTGCGGGATCGGCGCCGTATGTGGTTTCGTAATCCAGTAAGAGCTGGACTGAAGAGCCTTTTGCCTGGGTCATAATAACCTCCTATTCAAACGGGTCGACGCCGATGAGCGCGTCTTCCAAAATGGTGATCGACATGTCGCACACAAACCAGGGGAAGTTTTCTAAGGGGCCATACTCGGTGGCAATACTGTCCACCGTGCAATTTCCCATACTGGCCCCTGTAACAGCGTTTCGAGTGTAGCGGCGCATGGTTTCGAGCCGAGATCCGCCGTTGTACTCGGTTTGGTTGGTGTGGGTCGGAGTGGCCTTGGTGCTGTCGTTTACCGCGCACCGAACCCCAATACCGTGGCTTCGAGGATCGACGCCCTGGCCTTCGGTCTTGCTCTGCTTGTAGATCACCACAAACGGCGCATCCGACGCCTCCGGCGGCGCATGCTGGTCCATGTTGATAAAAACCTTGTGGGCCTTTCCATACGTGGTAGTTGCCCAGGCCGACAGCGTGGCGTTGGACGCGATCGCGTCGGCCAGCGTATCGAGCAGCGTGTCGATCCTCATAGCGTCGGCCTCACGTTGCGAACGCAGATACAGACCCACTCTCCGCCGAAGTCGCCGAAGTCGCGGGCCTCTTTAACGGCCATAACCTCCCATGACTGGGAGGTCCCTGCGCCATCCAAGGTGGTAAAGGTGCTTCGGTATGCCGGTTTTGCAGCCACCTCGGATTGCCGAACGCGAATCTCTGCCGGATGTTCGAGCTGCATATCTTCAGCGGACGCGTCGGCCTCTTCATCGATGAGGACAGTGACCGATGCCGCTGCGCCGGAAACCGGCGTATAGGTGGCGGCAGTCCCCATCAGGGTGTAAATCGCATCTTCCGCGCTCATGCCGGCTCTCCGGTGAGCGACCGGCCTTCCTCATCCTGAATCCAGTTGCCAGATTCATCCAGGATGGGAAGGGCGCTCACGTCTTCCAGGGTCAAGTTGACCCTGCGAAGGGACACGGGGGTTAATATGACCTCTCTGAGTGTGGGATACGGCTCAAACATTAGCGGTCGCTCCCAAACAGGTAGGCGTCATAGGTTTTTGCCGCATCGAAGCTCGCCGGGGTAATCTGGACCGAATCGGCATAACAGTCGAAATCGACCACCAGTTCAGATCCCGTCATGTCAATGGACCCAATCTCTGAGTACGCATCGGCCCCCGGCGTGCGGACGGCTACGGTCAGCGTGCCCGCCGTTGGCGTGGCGCTGGGCACGATCTGAAGCTGATGGCGGCGCGTTTGCTCCCACCCGGTCAGATCGAACACCTGGGCGCCATCGGCCTGGGCAAGCCCCGCTTTTACCAGGGTCTTGTAACTCATGGGGCACCTCTTATGCGGTCATGTAATATTCAAGTGCAACACAGATTTTGCCGGCAGTGAGCGCAGCCACTGCGACGGTGAACGTCAGCGCTGTAATGTTGCTGGTGACTCGGATTGCCGAGGCTGCGCTGCCCACCGGGACCGTGGCCAGCATAGCGTTGAGTGAATAGGTGGCTTTTCCGGTGGCGGCCTTGATGTCTTCGGTGGTCAACGCCTTGATGGCGACCGTTGCAGACCCGCCGCTGAGGACCGCAGTCTTGACATGAATCATCCCATCATGAATAATTGCGCCGGAGGGGATAACGTCCCCCTCGACCTCGATGTCGCCGACGCCTCCGCCATCTCGAGCAAAATCGTATTCGAAATAGGCGACCCGTTTGTATTCAACCAGTCCTGAATTTTCCATGTGTCAAATCCTCCTTTAGTGAAGCGGGCCTTTCGGCCCGCCCATCGGGATGTTAATTGCCGTTGTTGCAGTACAGACCGCGCCAGTCCATGGCCTTGGCCCCGCAGTCGATGCGGACCTTGTACTCGACCCCGTCCACGTTCCACCCCTCTTTGGATTCCATGAAGGGTTTTTGGTTCCCGTTGAGAAAGTAGACGATAACGGTCTTTCCCTTGGCGGCCGCCAGATACCACTCTGCCGGATCGTTGTCATCCAGGCGGGCATCGTAGACGCGGGTAAAATAGTTGCCTGCATAGGGGTTGACCCGGGTTCCTGCCAGGGACGAGTCTGTTCCGACAGTGTCGCTGTCCGTGAACCGCTCGGAGCGAAAAAACACCTCGGCGGTCCCTTCGAGGGCCTTGGGGCTGATGAAAAACCGGGGGCGAATGTTGAGACGCCTCAGGTCCTGGAGGTCTTTTTGGGTGCCCATGGCCAGGATGCCAGCCGCGATGGTGGCAATGCCGGGGACGGCGCCGGACCCGCTGGCGACGTAGTTGTTATGGGTGGATGCGTCGAACAGGGAAACTCCGTCGCCCATGGCCGCATTGGCGGTCAGGATGGCATAGGCCACATCGCCCACTTTGCGGGCCGCTGCCTCGCCGTGCATTTGCGGAATGTTGGTCAAGGCCCCCAGATCGTCATTGATGATGGTCTGCCGCGTAATGGCAAACATTTTTCCGTAGGTGGCGATGCTGAAGCTCTCCTGAGTCTCGGTCCGGTCGCCGTACTTGTATTCCATCCCCTCGGGGAGCTCATCCAGGTCGGACGCCTCGGAGGCGCGAGGCCGGTAGTTGGTTTTGAAATCCGGGACGCTGCCGACCCCGCACCACTCGGCCCATGTTTCCTCGGCGGTGTCGAACCCGTCGAACAGGGCCTTGTTGGCCACATTGGCCAGGATGTAGGGGAAATCGGAGGTAGTAAGCGCCCTTCCGACCATCTCCATGGGCTGGCCGGTCTCCTTGAGGCTGTTGATGCGTAGGCAATGGCGGGCCAGTTCTCGCAGGGAATAGCCTGCCAGCTCCTGGGCGCCGGGGGCCGGGGCGGCCACCTGAGACCCTGCGCGAAGCAGGACCGCATCGATGGAGGCGGCGCGGAACTTGTCGCGCTCATCGGCGATCATCTCGACGCGAGGGCCGCGATACCCGATATCGGGCGGCTCGCTGGTTCGTTTGGCCAGGGCGGCCTCCATTACCTCTTTGCGAGCCTGATCAACGGACGTTCCTGCATCGACCATAGCCTGGGCCATGTCAGCCAGGTCAAATCGCGCACACATGGCCGTGATCTCTCGAATGCGGTCTCGTTCGGCGGCGATGGCGGCCTGTCGAACATCGACGGGCGGGATACTGGCTTGGGGCGGGTCCTGAGCAGGCTCAGACCTCCCTGCGGAATCTGGAGAGGTGAGGGTGTCCAGGTAGGCCCACGCCTCCTCATCCGTCGCATCCTTGGGCAGGCCCCGGGCTTCGAGGGTTTGTCGCAATCGTTTTTCCATAGTACTGTCCTCCTGTGTATCGTTGGGTGTGGTATAATGTTCCGCTCGGGCCTTGGCCTGCGGATCGGCGCCGATGGGTACGGCCGACAGCTCCTTTAGCTGCCATTGGGTGGATACGCGCAGGGGGCCGGCGTAGGTCTTCCCCTGAATCTCGGCTTGTTCGTTTTCGGGCACCCACTGGCTTTTGGTGACGCGGTATCCAACCGAAAAATCGGTGAGATGCCCCTCTTTCAGCTTGGTGAACGCATCGGCCGCGGCCTGGCTGAACTGAACGCGGCCTACGATTCGGTCCGGCTCGGTGCGAATGTTGCGAAACGACCCGATGACATCCCCGATGTCGTACCGGTTGTGGGCGTTTAGCAGGGGGACCTGGCCGCTCTCGGGCAATTCCATGCCGGAGGTCAGCAGGACCTCGCGCACCACTTCGAACCGCTGCCAGTCGAATACCTCCGCCGGGGCCTCGGTGGTGGCCACGACCTCGACGGTTCGCTCATCATCGTTGACGGTCTGGGGGATTCCCCGCCGGTCAACGGACAGCGCGAAGCTGCGACAGGTGAGCCCTTCTGGTTCGGTCGGCTTTGTCTTGTTCTTCGGCATCTTCTGATTCTCCTGTAATGGCCGCCGGGTTGTTGTGAACGCCGGTGGCCGGGGTTTGGGTAAAGTCGAGACCCAGCTCCTCGGCCAGGCTGTTAGCGGCGGCAATTTCTCTATAAACCTCTTCGAGGTCTCTGCCTCGGGACCGGGCAATCTCCTGGGGGGACCGCAATCCAAAGCTCACCTCATCGATGCGGGCCTTGACCTCGCGGAGCGGGTCGATGGACTCCATACCGGGCGGCTGCCAGTCGGATTTGAGCCATGGGGCCGGGTTGGCGTAATACCCGGGAAGCGACAGCCTGCCGGTCAAGACGGCCATGTCCATAAACTCCCGCAGCGTGGGCAGGCAAAAATGGCGAATGTGGCGAACGCAGATGGGGCGAAGCTGCTGGGCAAAATCGTTGCGGACCGTGCGCGAGGTGCTGTAATTCATCCCCGCATAGTCGCCGGAGAGCAATTCATAGGGGACGCCGGTCGAGACCGACAGCATGGTCAGCACCAACTTGACCATGGGGGGAAAATTGCTGCCGGGCCGAGGATTGGACGCGATCTCGATATCCTCGCCAGGATTGAGGTATTCGATAATGGCGTTTTCCATGGTCTCGATCTGCTGGTCCGTGTCGGTATCCGTTTCGACGCGGCCATATTGACGTTCGTATGCATTGGGGGTCTTGACGAAGGTGAGATATTTGGCGGCCATTTTGGCTGCATCCATCTCGGTGTCCATGTAGTCGCCCAGGTCGTGGGCCACCAGGACCCCGGCGACAAAGGGAGAAATGCCGCGCAACTGCCCCGGTCGAAGCGTCTGAAAGTGATGCATCACGCGATCGGCCGGAATGCGCTGGGCCTTGCCCCACCCGTCGGGATCGGAAAAATGATAGGCCATGATCTCGCCAGTGGCTGTGTTGTACTCGATGCCCTGGTCCACCTCGTTGGCCGGGGACGCGGCCTGGGCGTGAAGATCGGTCAGCCAGTCGGCCTCATAGATCTGAAGGGCAAAGGGGAGGTAGGCCGATTTGTTGCGGGGCTGGGTCTTGACCAACAGAAACTCGCCGGTCTCGACATCCTGTCGCTTGGCGAGCTGCATCAACTCGTAATAATGGAGCTTTCGGGCCACATCGGCCTCGTCGGCCCAAAATGAAAAGGCGTCTTCAATCTGTTGAATAGCGCGTTTATTGAGGCCCCCATCGGGAAAATCGACGCGGCTTTGAAACAGGATGCCCTGGCCCACGGTGTAGTCCACCATGACGTTGACGGCCCGGGCAAAGTAGGGGAAATCACGCACCAGTTGGCGGACCCGGTTGCGCACGGTGGGGCCGGAGTTTTTGAGGATCGTGTTGACATTGGCATCGGTTGCGGACCAGGCCCCTGTCATGCGGTTGGTTTTGCTGGCTGCGTAGGCATCGGATCGAAGGCGGAGCTTGGCCAGTTTGCTGCGGTAGAAGTGTCGTTGAATGGCCCGTTGGGGAGAAAAGTAGGCGATAATGCGGTCTGCCAGGTTTTTCATGAGGATCGGCCCCCGTTATAGGCATAAACGCGGGTATAGACCGTTCCCACCTGGGCCTGCACGATGGAGCGCAAGGCCTGGAGCTTGTCCATGTCGCATTCGGCGTATCGAATGCTGCGGTCTCCGACGGCCACCTGGACCTCCCGCGCCCCGGTGGCCAGGTCGATAATGGCGGCCTCGATGTTGGTCAGGTCTGTGCTGGTAAACGCCATGAGTGCTCCTGTCTGTTCCTTCCCTCCAAAAGAAAGACCCGGCGCTTGCGGAGGTGGCGGCCTCCGCCAAGGCCGGGTCTGGGAAGGGAGGTGGATGAAAGATGACAGACTATATCATGGCTTTTTGATGGTTTTGGAAAACCGGTGGAGAATAGCGGAATTTAGCGGAGTTTAGCGAACTTTGCAGAAAAACCGACTGACTTTGTGCTTGACAGGGATTAAAAAGCATATTTCTCGCGCAGAGACGCAGAGGCGCAGAGAAGGTCAATTAAAACAAAAACCCCTGGTCTATATCACGCCCTCCCTCTGCGCCTCTGCGTCTTTGCGCGAGATAGTTTTTTGGGTTTGGGTGGGGCGAGGGGGGCTACCATGATTTGATTTTTGCGCCATTTGTCGATGAGGTCGGTGTCCGACATCCAGATCCCTCCGGTGACTTTGCGTGCGGGGAAATCCTGATTACGAATCAGCGCCAGGATGGTGGAGTGACTATACCCAAAATACGATGCAATTTCGGCCATGCCGTCCAGTCGGGACATTGCGGGGTCTCCTTTCTGTGTTTGCTACCAGCGTTTTTCTCGCGGCGCGGGGATGCGCGGCGGTCTGGGGGTTAGGGTTTCGGGGCGCTGCCAGTGACGGACAAAGATGTCCGCTGCGGCCCAGTTGTAACAGCTACAGTCCCAGGCGTGGTTGTCTTTGCCGGAAGGGCATTCCCACACGCCTTTGTCGTTGACAAACTCGGCGCACATTTGGGTGGCCCAGGTAAGCGGGGTTTCGCTGTGCAGATGCCAGGCCCCCGGATCGGCGGGGGCCACCTCGATGCGGCCGGCGAGCTGGTCTTTGTAGAGGTTGACGTTGAGCCGAAGGATCTGAATGCCGCCGGGAATGGGTTTGTTAGTGCCGGGGATCGTGTCTTGTTTGGACCAGGCATGCGTGCCGGTCATGCGGCCCTCGCCCTTGATGGGGATTACATGCCTGCCTCGGCTGCGGCACCACTGATAGACCTCCCAGGTGCGGTGGCCGCCCGAGTCGATAAAGACCAGTTGGACCGGGTAGGCTTTTTTATCGATGTCGTAATACGCATCCTCGAAGAGCACCTTGTCGAGGGCCGAAAAATCGGCCTTTCCATCGGACGGGACGTATCCCTCTCGAATCTGCCACGACTCGAATCCCTCGCCCCAGGCGCGGATCTCATACCAAAATCCATAATCCTGCGTATCCACGGCGGCAGTCAGGCCCACCACGCCCTCGGAGGGGACCAGGCCGCGGGGGCGGGTGTCGCGCAGGGCGAGGATGGCATCCTCTTTGCGGTCCTGGGTGTAGTCGAGCCACGGGATGGCCTGGTGGGCGTTTCTAAAATCCTTGAGCAGGGTTTTGTTGTGGAGCGATTTGACGAAGGCGGCGGCCACGGTGGAGAGCGACACAAATGGGGAGATCCACGAGGGGAGGTGGAACCCGATCTTGCGGGGCTTGTGGGCCTTGAGATACGCATCGATGGGGAGGCCGGTTCGCTGTCCGGTCCATTGGCCTGCGGCAACTGCCTTGTCTCGGTCGTGGTCGGCCCAATCGGCCTGACAGTGAATGCAGATGTAGCGGGCCAGGGAGTCCTTTTCGATCCGTTCGGGTGAAGGGTGGGATTCCTCGCCCTTCTCGTTTTTCTCTTTGGGCCAGCGAATCTGGTCGAACTCCATGGCCTGGCGCTCGCCGCAGGCCCAGCAGGGGACGTGGTATTCGAACACCTCCTCGGCCTCGGTCTGCAATGCCTGCCAGATGGGGGCCTGTTCGATGGTGGGGGTGGAGAGCTTGATGACCTTGTAATCGTACCGGTAGGTGATGGTTCGCTTTTCGCCCAGGCTGATGGGGTCGGCCTCGCGTTTGTTAGAGACGGGGGGGTATTTGTCGGTTTCATCGAAGATGACGTACCGAATGGGCTTGTTGGCCAGCCGGGCGGCGGACCCGGCCCATGCCAGGTAGATGGGCATGTGGGCCAGCTTGATGCGGAGCGATGTTTTATCGTCCTCCCAGCCGGTGAGGTAGGACCGGAGGCGGGGGGAGGCCTCGATCATGGGGAGGATACGGTCTTTGGAGTTTTCGCGGGCGGTGAGGGCGTCGGGGTAGACGTAGAGAACCGGACCCGGGGCGCGGTCGACGGCCCAGCCCACGAAATTATTGACCGCCTCGGTTTTGCCGATCTGGGGCGCGGCGCACAGGATCACGGTGCGGATGGACGGCCAGGCCATAGCGTCCATGATCCCCACGAGGTACGGTGTCACCTCGTTTCGCCACGACCCCTGATATTTGCCCATGGTGATCACCCGGTGCCGCTCGGCCCAGGCCGACACCTTGATCCGCTTTCGCTTTTTAAGTATCCGCCGCTCGGCCTCGCTGAACGCGAACCGAATCAGCCCGGCCGGCGACGGAAGCCCGGCGAACCAGCGGGAGGCGGAGCGGGGGATGGTAGTGATGAGATCCATAAAACACCTTTTCTCGCGCAGAGACGCAGAGGCGCAGAGGGGGTTATGGGTTGTGGACCCTGTTCCCGTGATTGGGAACAGGGGGGGTTAATGTTATTGCGCGACCCTTGTCGCGTGCTATTATTTGAGGGGTGGCAATGCTTTGCTTGGCATATATTTCAAATTTGTCTTGGAATTGGACCGGACTGCATTCCATGCTATGATGCTTCTGTATGCCAACTCGTGATTTGTCACTTTTCGGTAGAAAGATCCTTGTTGACACCCATAGAGCCCTGATTTGATCAAAAACTCTCTGAGTTGCATCTCGGGCATGTCTTTCCTGAGTCCCTCTCCATCTCTCGTATTCTGCCAAAAGATCGTGGCGTCTTCGCTGTCTTTGCGATATGTCTTAATCATTATAGCCACCACAGCGGCCCTCGCCAGATGTTTCACCGAGGTTCGAGTGGCCTTGGCATTCCCTTCAAAGGTTAAAACGGAAGCTATAAAATCCCCTTCCAGTAAATATTTTGCCAGGTATTGCACGCGGACATCTTTCGTGATAGCGTTACGCTCATTGGTACTTCCTACGCCAGAAGTAAAACTGAATCTCGTATTAGATATGTTGTTCAAGAGGCCTGCTGCCGAAACCACCAAAGAGCTCACCCACAGAGGCCACGTCACACCCAACGCTTCAGCCTCGACCTTGATCATTTCACGAAGAGATCTGGGCAGATATTCAAATTGACGATAAGCCTCCGACAACTCCCGCGCATTCTCAACTCTGAATTTTTCCAAGACGCACGGATATGTCTCACCTGACTTTATAATTGCTTGGCACTGATGTTGGCCATTTATCATAATGTCGGCGTTTAAATAGCTGGCAAAAGAAACCTCGGCATACCGGAACAGCCCTTGAACCATTTTTTTTGCAAGATCGTTTACATGGTGTGGCCGCAATGCTCTTTGTGTGCTATACGTGTTGAAGTTCAAATAATGTTTCGCCAAATCCGGCGACAACTCAACATTCCGACGTTCAATTAATCTTTTTCTTAAATCTAACATCTCGCATCCTCCCTTTCCCTTTCAAACATTGATGACATTGACGATCTGTTGAGCGCATGCCAAGGCGTATTCTTTCGACGTATTTTTCCATGCCTCCATCTTCACCCGCTGCATTTCCCACAAAAATGCGTCGAATGCTTTTTGAAACGCCTCATCCCGCCGGTTGGCCCGCTCCCAGATCTCCCTTTCCCGCTCTCTCTGTTTTTTGGTTTTTTCTTTGGAATCAAGTCGCCTTTTTTGCGTTTCCTCATACGCTTTGTTGATGCTGATCTCCCCCTGTTCAATTGCCTGTTTGGTCTCATCGTCGCCGTGGTCTAAAACAGTGCGAACTTGCTCTACCTTGCGGGCGGATATGCCCAGAGTTTGGGCGGTCTGTTCGGCGGATTTTGGATTTCGTGTTTCTGACTTGGCGCAAGATTGCGCCAAGTCTGTTCTCTCTCCCCGCTCTTTCCGCTTATCCATCCACTCAATACACTTCCACAGCTCCGCATCACTCAGGTTTCGCCGGTCCCTCTGCCGGTGGATGGCGTACTCGACCGCTGCATCGTCGGTATCGAATGATTTTTCAATCACAGGAACCTGCAATAAGCCGAGGGCCTGGGCTGCCATATAGCGGGTGTGGCCGTCCACGCAGACCAGCTTTCCGTTTCGCTTCCAAACAATAAGGGGCTCGGCTTCATCAAACCCATGATGTGTGATGTTCTCCTGAATCGCCCGAAGCGTTTTATTGTCAACCGGGAATATTTCGCTGAAGGGTTCCGCTATATGGACCTGGCCGATGTCGATCATTGAGGTTTCTCCTTCTCTGCTGGTTTTATTCGTGCACCCACCACGCGGTTGACGCGCCAGGTGGAGCGGTTGGCGCCGATCATTTCGACCTCGATTTCTCCTACCTCTTGGTCGATTGCGTTGAAAAGCTCGTCTTTTTCCCTGGTGAATGCCGATAAGTGGGTTTCCAATATATCCATTACGGTTTGGTGGGGGGCGTTGTCGAAGAGTTCAACCACCTGGTTGAGTTGGCTAATCCAACACGACAGCCAAAACTCCAATTCGACGGCATACGTGTAGACCGCATAACCATAGGGCGACATGTAGACGGAATCGCCATCGGCAGAGATGATTTCTTTTAGTTGGGTTTCGGGGCGGATGTAACAGGGGACAATACGCTCAGATGTGTCCTTTTTGGGCATGATGGAACCTCCTACGATTTGAGAGTTGATATCGCCGAGCCCTAAAAATAAAGCGGCCCGAGTGGTTCTCACGTCCGTAGGAACGCCCCAGACCTCGCGGTATCCGGGCCACTCGAGCCGCAACAGCTCGCTCTTAAATTGGCTTACCCCCCTTTCCGTAGCCGACATCAGACACGGAGACAAGGGCGCACCTACGGTTTGAGAGCTTCCTTTATAGCCCAAACCGGAGATGCTGTCAACCTTTTTTTGAACGATACAGTTTATCAATTTCTCTGCGCCTCTGCGTCTCTGCGCGAGATTATAGGGTTAGCTGAAATTCGCCGGCCTGGCTTAAGCGGTTGAAAAGGTCGTCCAACTGCTGGCCCATGGCATCGATGAGGGGGGCCGTGGATGCCGGGTCGCCGGAGACAATGCCGATCCAGTCGCCTGCGCAGGTCAGGTGCAGGTTGCGGACATTGGCCTCGATGACGCTGATGGCGGCGGCGCGGGTGAGGTCCGCCTCGTCCCGGGGGACAAACAGGCCTTCTTTCACTTTGAGTTCGTGGGTCAGGATTTGGGTCTGCTTTTCGAGTTTGAGGGTTTCCAGCTCCAGCTTTTTGCGCTGGGCTTCCTCCAGGCCTTTGAGTGGGTCGCCCAACAGCTTGAGGGTTTTGGCATAGGCATCGGCATCCTTTTTGAGCACCGATCCATCGGGTTGAACGCGGATCTGGTGGTCTTTGCGGTCTTTGTAGATCTTGGATTTTGCAATCTTGAACCCCTGGCTTTTGAGGTAGGCCACCACGGCCAGGACATTCGGGAACCGCTCGGCCTCGGGGTGGTAGATCGGCCACATGCGGTCGATGGCCTCGGCCAGGCCTGCGCGGGCCGCATCCAGGTCGCGCTTGCGGGCAGCCGTGGGATCGTCGTTGTAGGCCTTTAAACAGGAAACGGTGGCGTTGTGGCAGATCTTGAGCTCCACCTTGTCGGTGTCGCCCGCGATTTCCAGTAATCGGTTCAATCGGTCTGTCATGGGGGCACTCCTGTACATCGGCCCCGCCAGACCGGATGGATGGGTTGAGTCGGGTTAGTGTCTGCATGTCACACATACAGCCAGTCGCCATCGATGCGGCGTTTTGCAAATGACACATGATTTTCGTAACAGTCGGCGCAGAAAAACCAGTTATTGTTCATGATATCGTGGCCGCACAGTCGGCACTTGCGGCGGGGCTTTTGCGGCGCCGGGTCTTTTTTCGGTCGCGGGTTTTTGGGGGGTCCCTGGTGTCGCAAATAAAGCTCCCGTTTCCAACGGTATTGGCAGTCGGGGGCGTCGCACACGGTCCTGCGGTATTGAGTGCGGGTAATATCGGCCCCGCAATATTTGCAGGATCGTTTCGGTAATGCGGCAGGGCGGCCCCGTTTGATTCGTGCCTGCGTGTTGCAACACTCGCGGCAGATGTGGCCTTTTTTCGTTGGAAAGGCCGCTATTGGCTTTGTTTGGCCGCAGCGACGGCATTCTTTCGAATCCATGACAGCTTTGGGTTTCATAGGTATGGTTCCTTGTTAGGGTCTGCATCGGTCATTGGCAGCGGTCGCTGGCTGGGCTGGGTGCGCGTGCGCATGACGCGGAAGCCGTTTCGCCGGGCCTGGTCGATGAGGTAGAGGGTTTGTTTGATGTGGTAATTCACTTCCCACGGGGCCAGTTGAAGGGAATAGGCCGCCTGCTCCTTGGACATCCCTTCCTCGGCCACCAGCATGAGCGCGTTGAACGCCTGGTCGGTAATGACCACGGCGGGTGTGTTGGTTTCAGCCATATCAGTCTAACCCCAATGTGTTTCTTGCAGTTCCATAGATGCGAAATTTTTCATTGATAACACCTTCCATTTCGCCGACCATAAACAGACGGATACGAAACCAGTCGTGAAAGTCGGCGATTACTTCCAGGGACGCATCGATATCGCCCTCAACGACGTTTTGCCTTAGAGACGATAGCATCATTGCCTTATTCTCCTTTAAAACGGAATATCATCCTCCGGCGGCGCGGTTGCAGCAGGGGCGCGTTCGGGAGGGGGGTCACCGTAATAGTCGCGGGAGGCCGTCTGCCCGGCGCCGCGCGTGTCGAGCATTTGCATGGACTGGGCGATAATGTCGGTTGAATACCGCTTGTCCCCGTCCTTTTCGTAGCTGCGGGTCTGGAGCTTCCCCTCCACATAGATCAACGCCCCCTTGCGGAGATATTCGTGACAGATCTCGGCCAGGCGGCGCCAAAAGGTGATCCGGTGCCACTCGGTCAGTTCCTTTTTCTCCCCTGTGTTTTTGTCCTTCCACGTTTCGGACGTGGCCACCGACAGACGGCACACCGCAGTCCCGTCGTTCGTGTACGCCAACTCCGGGTCCTTCCCGAGGCGGCCAATAATATGGACTTTATTGAGGCTGGCCATTTACGTTCCTCCCTTTAACAGTCCTGCTTGAGACCTTATTGGTTGCTTTTCGCTTTTCCAGGATGTCAGCCATGTCTCGAAGTTTTTCAGCGACATACCTGCGATCGATCGCCCTAAAGTCGTATGCTGCCTCCACCCCAACGGCCATGTGTTCCACCACTATTTGAGCCATTTGGCTTCCGCAATAATCCTTTTCTTTCATCGATTTTCTCCTTTTGTTCTCTGCGCCTCTGCGCGATAACATGCCGTCATTTCTTATCGCATGCCTCCAGCACCGCTCACGCGTCGGGTCAACAGTGGGCGCGGCAGTGTTCGATTTCGACCGTGACGCGGTCCATGAGGCCATTGGCCTGGTCGCGTACCTCGGGCCATGTGGAGAGGGTGCGCATAAAGGAGAACCACTCCACAAACCAGATCTCGACCCTGTCGACCTCATCCAGCGTCATGGCCGTCCCTCATCTTCAACCGGACCAACTCGGCCCGTTTGTCAGCCAGAATGTTTTCCAACTCCATGATCTGCATCTCCAGCTCCGACCTGCCCGATGTGGCGCAGATGCCCAACACAATGATTGTCAGACAGATCCCTATTAAAAATCCTGTGAGTGCCATCCACATGCCATATCTCCTGTTAAGCGTTTGACAACCGATGGCACTCATTCACACACTTAGTGATCAGCGTATCGTACGCAAACGGGTCCGCCATGGTCTGCCAGGGTTTCGGTTTGCCGATAGGCTCCAGCCACTTGTGGACCCATTGCCAGCCCACAGACGCCCCACACCGAGGGCAGGTGTCGCCGACGAAGATCTCATCGCATTCGATACAGAGCTTTGCATCCTTCAGATTCATTTTTTCCCCTCCCCTTTTAAAAATCCAAACCAAGGTCCAAACGACCGCCTGGCGCCTGCCGCCGGCGACCGCAGCTTTAAACTTATCCAAATTGAGCCATATCCCACATAATCTGCTGCTCGACGGTGCGAAACTGATCTTTTGCTCTGGAGGTGATCGCGTCGAGGGTGGCTGGGTGGTCAGTAAAATCGAGAACAACTTTGAGCCGGTGCCGCTTGATGGTCGATGCGGCATCCTTTCGCTTCTGCGCGAAACAGTCGCGGCAGAGGGTGTTGACGACAACCCCGTTTTTGTCGATGATCGCCTCGTTTTTGCCGCATTCCTGACACGGGTTGGTGAGAACTTTGGAGGCGGGCTGTCGTGGTTTTCGTGAGAGACTCGGGGCTTCAGTAGGTTTTGGCATGGGGTCGATCCTCCCTGTTGTCTGATATTCGATTTGGGCGCCCTGCTCGCAATGCAAGCATGATAGATACCGTTTGTGGGCGAGAAAGTTTGATTTTAGGCCGTCTCTGACCATGCGGGCCATGATGCGGTATTGAACGCACCGGTCGCGCTTCATCCAGCAGCTCAATCGGTCGCAGAAGAAATACGCCGGATCTGATTTCATATCGATTGCTGCCTCGGCCATTACAGAAACCATCCTTTCGGCAGGTGGGACTGTATCCAGGCGCGAATGTCCACGCCCTGCTGGTAGGCCTCGCCGGGGTCCTTTCCCTGGGGGACCGGGCAGAGGCGGGCTTGTGGGTATTGGGCCAGCCACCACTGGGAGGCGTCCTGGCCGGCTTTGTCGGCATCGAGGGCCACCAGAATAGATGATGCGGTGGACAGGGCGGCCCATGTTACGACATCGGGTTTGCGCGATGCGTTGCCCAGGGCGATGACGCCGGTCATGTCGGAGGCCTGGTTGTCGATCAGGATCGCGTCGAGCTCCGACTCCACGATGGTGTAGGCGAACCGGCCATAGGGATACTTCTTCATCAGGCACCGCATGTCGCTGCCGGGAATGATGTAGTAGGGGGGATCGTCGGCATGGGGGCGGCGAATGCGGATGCGCAGGACCTGGTCCTCGAAATAGAGCGGGATCACCAGGCCGATGGGGAACCAGAGGCGCTTGGGCTGGCCGTTGGGCTTGATGTCGGGTTCGAGGCCCCAGGTCTGGCGGGGGCGGAAGATGTCGGCGCCGTTTTCGCCGGGGTTGAAGCCCAAGCGGAAGTGTTTCATCTCCATGTCGTTGATGCCTCGGGCTTCGAGCCAGGCGCGACATTCCATGGCGCCGGGGGTGGCTGGCCGAACGCGGTTGGTGGGGGGGATATACATCAGGTGGCTGTGGCACCAGTCCACGAAGGCGGCAGCCTTGTCGCGCCATGGACGAGATGGGCCAGGGGTTGCAGGGCCCGGGGCGTAGGGCTCGGGTGCGGCGGCGCGGCGAGGGGGGGCCGAAGGGGCGCTTGAATCGGAAGCGGAGGCCGAAGGGGGCGGCGCCTGCAGTTGAGTCGGGATCTGTGGCGTCTTGAACGGCTGGGGGCGTTTGCGCTCGATCTCTTTACCCAGGCGGGCGCAGGCTTCCTGAAACGAGAGATTTTCGAAGTCTCGCAAGAACTGGATGGCGTCGCCAGTCTTGTTGCACTGGCGGCACCAGTAGGATCCTTCACCGTTGTTTTCCTCGGGCCAGATGTGAAAGCGGTCCTTGCCATGGCAACCAGGGCAGGGGGAATGGTATTCGCCGCCCTTGTTGGAGGACACCTTTTTGGCGACAACGTATTTTTCGGCGAGGTCGAGGACGTTGGTGGTCATTTCGATGAATCCTTTTTAAAGGTCTGCGCCTTGGGGCAGGTGGCCCAGTGGGGCATATACACGTCGATCACCTGGCCAATGCCCTCCTTGACCTGGACGGCCTTGAACGGGGCGGCGTTCAGGGGCATTTTTTTACCGGCTGCGGTGTCTACCCAGAGCAGTTTTGCGCCGCAGGCTTTACAGGTTGCTGCCATATATGCACCTCCAAAACAGGCAAAAGTGGCGGTTTGGACCATTGAATCGGTCGATGCAGCTTTCAGTTTGATAAAAAAAAGCTCTATTCATAAACATATTAAATACTTACCTTCTTTTTATATATATCTCTTAGGGATGATTGGACTATAAAACGCCTATATGATAGAAAAAACAAAACTGGGTTTTTGAAATACCGGCTATATAGGCGTGGATCGTCCAATGGTCCCATTCGTCCCATTATTGCGCCCCTTGGGTGAGCAGTCTAAGCCCTTGATAGTAAAAAATGCCGGATTTGACTTTTTCAAACCGGCCTTTCATGAGTTTTCCGAATTTCTTCTGACTGATGCTGGCCTTCTTGGAGACGTTTTCCTCAAACCAGGCCTTGAAGGCATCGTACAAATCGGATGCCTGGACGCGGGATTCGGGGGAGATGTAACAGCGTTCCTCGATGAAGTCGGCGAGGAGGTCCTCATCGCGGCGATATTCTTCGGTGGCCTGGCGGATCACCTCTGGAGGGGCGAGGCCGATCTGTTGCCACTTGAGACATCCGCGGACCAGCCAGGCCAAAATGCCGGACGCCTCGGCCTGGAGCTTTTCGCCCAGGTCTTTGTCGGCTTTGAACTCGTTTTCCTTTTGGGGTTCGCGGTCAACAAAGCTGTAGTTGAAGGGGATCAGGTGGACCCGTTCCCAAAAGGCGAAATCAGAGGCCGGCGCGTGGGGCTTGTGGTTGGTCAACAGGATCAGGGTATGGGTGGGCCTGAAATGGGTCTCGCGGCGGTCATGGGGCGAGCGGCCCACCAGGGTGTCGGAGCCGGACAGCCATTTAATGCGGCTGGGGGAGAACTTGCGGTCCTCATCCGCCTCGGATGCAAAGGCCATGCGAAGGCCGCGAAGGGCCATAATGTCGGGAGACGGGCCTGCACTGTTGCGGCTGCGGCCCTGATCCAGGAGCATTTCGGATTGAATGGGAGCCGCCAGGGGACCCAGAACCCGGGAGATGGTCTCGACAATGGTGGTCTTTCCGTTGCGGCCCTGTCCCCAGAGGATCGGAAGGATGTTCTCCTTGGGCACACCGGTCACGGCGTAGCCAAAAAGGCGGTTGACGTAGGAGATAAGCTCGTCCCCGCCGGCGAAAATCTCAGACAGGGTCTTGTCCCAGGTGGGGCAGGGGGTATCGATGGCGGTCCATTGTATTGGCGAAGCTTTGCTCAGGTAGTCGGTAGGGCGTCCTGGGCGGAGCTCACCGGTACGCAGGTCGATCACCCCGTTGGCGCATGCGAGTAGCCAGGGGTCCTGATCGAGCTGCTCTCCGAGGATGGCGAGGGGTTTGGCGTTGTTGAGGTGGGCCATACGCAGGCAGTTGAGACGGCCTCGGTCGGATCGAAGGCGTTTAACCCGGTTGTAGATCTCTTTTTGGATATGCTCCAAACTGGATTGAGCATCTTTGTCTTTGTGGGAAATGGCCTGGTCGATCTGGTCTACCAGCCGATGGGCCTCCTCCAGGTAGGCAAGGGCGACCGATTCAACGGCAATGTGGGACAAATCGAGTTCGTCCAGTTGCCAAAAATGCTCAGACCATGCCATCCATTCCTGCGCCGATTTGTTGAAAACGAATTTTCCATCCTGCAGGGCGGCATACAAGGTTCCATCGCCCAGCTCGTTGGCGAACAGGCAGTCCCTGATAAATTGCGATGGCAGGCCTGTGGACATGTCGTTACCCATTCCGTTTTTCCGCTCCATTTGCATCCTGAAAAATGCGCGAGCTTCGAGGCT